TTTACCTAAAGTTAAGGCAGAGCAATATCTCAGAGATGTGATGATGCGATATCGTAACAAACTTGTATACGACGCTAACACTGGAGAGGTACGTGATGACAAAAAGTACATGGCGATGCTGGAAGATTTCTGGCTCCCTCGGAGAGAAGGAGGACGTGGTACTGAGATTTCTACTCTTCCAGGAGGTCAAAACCTGGGTGAGATCACGGACATCGAGTACTTCAAGAAAAAATTATACCGTTCCCTCAACGTACCTCCATCAAGAATGGACGGGGAAGGAGGATTTAACCTCGGAAGATCCTCAGAAATCTTAAGAGATGAACTTAAGTTTACTAAGTTTGTAGCACGTTTGAGAAAGAGATTCTCAAAAATGTTTGATGATATGCTTAAGACACAGTTAATTCTTAAGAACATATGCACCCCAGAAGACTGGGAAATTATGAGTGAACATATACAATATGACTTCTTATATGATAATCATTTCTCAGAACTTAAAGAATCTGAGTTATTAAATGAAAGAATTACTACAGTACAAGCAGCAGAACCATATGTTGGAACATATTTCTCCCAGGATTATGTAAGACGTAAGATTCTTAGACAAACTGATGAGGAGATTCTTGAACAGGATAAGTTAATAAAGAAGGAAATTAAGGATGGAACTATACCTGATCCATCAATTCCAGTAGATCCTGAGACTGGAATGCCATTAGATCAAAGTGCAGCAGGAATGGATCTAGGTGCTCCAGTTATGGAACCTAACCTTGATGGCACTAAGGATGGTGGTATGACTCAACTGCCCAAGGGTGGAGAGATATAAATATTAAGGATTAAACACATTATTTGGAAATTATTATGCCTGAAGTTACTAATGATGATTTAATGGATATGATTATTGCTGATGAATCACCATCTAATATAAGCGATAAGATTAAAGATATCCTATACGCAAAGTCTGCAGATAAGGTAGATGGACATCGACCTAATGTTGCTGGACAAACTTTTGATGCACAGGATGAAATTGAATCCGAAGAGTAGTGTTTATAAATAACTAAATAACTGGATTTTAGAGGGTTAGACAATGTTAATAAAAGTTTTAGATGAAGAAGGTAATTTATCTTCTGCTTCTAATGTTGACTTAGCTACTGTAGTACGGCTTTATAATGCCCATAGTGCTGCTGTTGTTATTACTAGAAAAACTTCTGGTGGTGCAACAATTGGTAGTTTAAGTGTTGGTACATTGGATACAGTCCTTTTGGAGAAAGATGCATCAGATACTCTAACTGCAGCATCTAATGGATCCAGTATGAAGGTTGTAAAGATCGCTTACGGTAACTAAAATGAAACTCATCAGAGAAGAAATTGAGTCAGTAAAATTTATTACTGAGAAATTAAAGTCTGGTAAACAGAACCTTTATATTGAAGGTATCTTTTTACAGGGTAACATCAAGAACCGTAATGGTAGAATGTATCCTATGGAAACTCTCCAAAGAGAAGTTGCCAGGTACAATGAATCCAATATAGTTTCAGGTAGAGCACTTGGAGAATTGGGACATCCCGATGGTCCGACTGTTAACCTTGATAGAGTATCCCATAAGATTGTTTCACTTAAAGAAAGTGGATCTAATTTTGTAGGTAAAGCAAAGATCCTGAATACACCAATGGGTCAAATTGCATCATCACTTATTAGTGAAGGTGTAAAATTAGGTGTATCATCTCGTGGTATTGGTTCTCTAAAACCAACCCGTGAAGGATTTAATGTTGTTGGAGATGACTTTATGTTAGCAACAGCAGCAGATATCGTAGCAGATCCTTCTGCACCCGATGCATTTGTTGAGGGAATTATGGAAGGAAAAGAGTGGATCTGGGAAGGAAACACCTTCAGAGAGAAACTTGCTGAAGATACAAGAAATAAGATCGAGTCTCTTACTGCCCAGAAAGTACTCGAAGAACATAAATTAGGTCTTTTCAATGAGTTTATTAACTCATTGTAAATACTGCATTTATAAATAAATATAGATTTTAACTTTTTACAGGAAATCGGAGAGAAACCCAATGTCTAGTGGCAAAGAATTACAAGAAATGGAAGTAGGCACTACACCCTCCAAAACTAAGGCTAATGCAAATGCATCACCTGGTGACGCTTTGCCAAAGGCTGGAAGTAACGCAGCAGGTGTATCTACTCCAGGAAACGACGCTAACGTCGAAGATCTAGGTGGTCCAACACCAGATAACTACAAACCAGATGATGATTCAGCAAAGCTGAAGACTCCTGGCAAAACCCTTAAGCAAGTTAAGGATGTAGTTAATAAGAAAGCAAGTGCTGGCGACAGTGCTGCTACTTCTGCCACTAAGGTATCCGTACCTGAAGAAGTTGAAGCAACTGAAGATGAAGTTGTCTCAGAAGAGGAAGTTACTACTGATGAAGTAGTAGCAGAAGAAGAGACTACTGAAGAAGAAGTTGTTGCTGAAGAAGAAACTACTGAAGAGCCAGTAGTTGCTGAAGCACCTGAGTATAACATCGAAGAAGATGTTAATGCTCTTGTAGAAGGTGAGGAACTTTCCGAAGACTTCAAGAACAAAGCAAAAACAATTCTTGAAGCAGCAATCAACGGTAAAGTTACTGCCATCGAAGAAGGTCTCAAGAAAGAGTACGAGGAAAAACTCGTTACTGAGGCTGAAGAGTTTAAGTCTGCTCTTAATGAGCGTGTAGACTCTTACCTAGAATATGTGGCTGAAGAGTGGTTCACTGAGAATCAACTCGCAGTAGAGGGCGGTCTTAAGGAAGAACTTACAGAATCCTTTATGACTGGTCTAAAAGGTCTTTTTGAAGAACATTATGTATCAATCCCTGAAGATAAGTATGATGTACTACAGAGTATGGTAGAAAAACTAGATGATATGGAATCCAAACTCAATGAGCAAATTGAGAAGAACGTTGGATTAAACAAGAGACTTGCTGAGTCTGTTGCCGACGGTATCCTTGAGTCTGTTTCTGATGGTCTTGCGGCCACCCAGAAGGAGAAGCTCGCCTCGCTTTCTGAAAGTGTAGAGTTTGAAAGTGAAACAGAATATCGTGAAAAGTTGGAAACCCTTAAGGAATCTTATTTCCCTAATAAAGGAGTACCAGCAGCTAAAACTGAGAGTCTATCAGAAGGAGTCGATAATGCACCTGAAACAGTTTCAGGTTCAATGGCTGGATATCTAAAAACACTCAATCAGTTTAGCAAATAACTGATTTTAATATTAAATCAAACGTAAACACTAACTTTTAATTAAAGCAAATGTTCCATTCAGAACAGTTGCAGGAAAAGTGGGCTCCCGTTCTTGAACATGAAGGTCTTGACAAAATTCAAGACAGTCATAAGAAAGCGGTTACCGCAGTCCTGCTCGAAAACCAAGAGAAATTCCAAAAAGAACAGAACGCATTCAGCGAGTCTGGTCTTTTAACAGAGCAACCAACCAACTCTACTGGTTCTAGTGTTGCTAACTTTGATCCTGTTCTAATCTCATTGATTAGACGTTCAATGCCTAACTTGATCGCATATGATCTTGCTGGTGTTCAGCCAATGTCTGGACCTACTGGTTTGATCTTCGCAATGCGTTCACGTTACAAGGATCAGTCTGGTACAGAAGCATTCTACAACGAAGCAGATTCAGCATTCTCAGGACAACCTGCAGGAAGCAATGTTGAAACTGGTTTCGTAGATGGTACAGTTGGTTTAGGTACAACATCACAGTCTGGATCTAATCCAGGTGCGTTGAACCCTTCAACTGCTACTACCCAGAAGGCATACGACGTTGGACAAGGTATGACCACTGCTCAGGCTGAAAAGCTTGATGGCACTGGTGCAGATGCCTTCAACGAAATGGCATTCAGCATCGAGAAAGTAACAGTTACTGCGAAATCTCGTGCGTTAAAGGCTGAGTACTCACTAGAGCTTGCTCAGGACTTGAAAGCAATCCACGGCTTAAATGCTGAAGCAGAACTTGCTAATATCCTCTCTACTGAAATCCTTGCTGAGATCAACAGAGAAGTTATTCGTACAATTTACAAGTCTGCTGAAACTGGTGCTGCTACAAACACAGCAACTGCTGGAGAGTTCGATCTAGACATCGACTCAAATGGTAGATGGTCAGTTGAGAAATTCAAGGGACTTATCTTCCAGATTGAAAGAGATGCTAACGCTATCGCACAGCAAACTCGTAGAGGAAAGGGTAACGTTATCCTAACATCTGCTGACGTTGCTTCTGCGTTAACAATGGCTGGTGTTCTTGATTACACACCTGCTCTTAATGCAAACCTTAACGTTGATGACACTGGCAATACATTTGCTGGAACACTTAACGGTAAGTACAAGGTATACATCGACCCTTATTCTGCAAACAGTGCTGCTAACCAGTACTACGTTGTTGGATACAAAGGTTCTTCACCTTACGATGCTGGTCTGTTCTACTGCCCATACGTTCCTCTACAGATGGTTCGTGCAGTTGGAGAGAATTCATTCCAGCCTAAGATCGGCTTTAAGACTCGTTACGGAATCGTTGCGAATCCATTTGCCGAAGGTACAACAGCTGGTCTTGGTACTATTGGTGTTAACAACAATAAGTACTACAGACGTGTTACTGTTAAGAACCTAATGTAAGCAAGACGCTTATATTTCAATTCGTAAAGGGATGTCGCTTGACATCCCTTTTTTTTATGCTATAGTAGGTAAGTAAACCGATTGGTCTTGAATTAGACCATGACCTTGGAGAAACATTATGATTGGCAAAAGAAAAGCCTGGGATTCTAATTTCACAATTAAGGATCTGGAAAAAGAAGGATTAACTGTAGAACATAATCCTTTTTACAAATTTCCTTTTTTAGCATTAAAGGGATTTCGTATGGAAGAGATAGACAAATTAATTTGTCCTCCATGCAATAGTCCAAGAGGATATAAAGAAATATTTACATCTAAACAAGAACCATTAGAAAGTTCATTACTTGAAGGTTGGTGGGTACATTCCTGGTTAATACCACTATTAAAGGGAATGTATTTTGATAGAAGACATACTATTAAAACCCTACTAAAGCTTATTGCAGAAAGAAAATTAAGTATAAAATATGTTCCTGTTGCTGATTATGAACGTGTTTATGTCGATCATGAACCATTAATTTCATCATTTGACGATCTATCAATCATGACTATGATTGGAGTAGCTGCAAACGTAGCAAAATCAGATGATGATGCAAAAACTGATCATTTCGTTAATTCTATTGTCGCAATTATTGACAGAGAATATGAACTCATAGGTGATCCTGAATTAAAGACAAAGGGATTTATTAGAAAATTACTTACTTACATGGGTGCATACAGACGTTTTTCTGATGTAAAAGGACATGTATCTACTGCAATTACTGACAAAATTTATAATACTGTTAACGGCAATACACAAACGGTTGTTGGTAAACTTACTTTTAATGTAGAAAAAGATAATGTAGATTCTTTTATGCAGAAAAGTGATGAGTGGGATTTTCACAATAGACAGAATGATGAATATGAGTATCGTAAATATGCTATTGATACCATAAAGGATCACTACAGATTAGTTGCTGATAAAATTATGCAACAAGTTTATACTTTTGATAATCTATCCAGGAAAAATTCAAATGATCCTCATAGAACATTAAAAGTTTTAATATTCTGTGAGCAATCATCAAAATTTAATGCATCTCATGCAGAAAATATTGAAAAAGCTAGAGACAAATTTATAAACTGGTTTAATGATTCTTACTATAATGGTAATAGATGTATTACTAATAAATTCAAGGAATCATTCGGAAAATATTATGATCAGAATGTAAGATCATTAAGTGAATATAAACTTGAAATTTATTGGTTACCTCAAATCGAAGATGAAGATCCAAATAAAGCAATACCAGTAAATTTTGATTTAGATGGTTTACGAGACATTACTCGTTTTAACAAATTAAATGAAGAATTTGGAACAGGAGAGGGTTAATACCCTCTCTTTTTTTGTCTAAATATAAGTAGTCTAAAAATGTATCATGAGTCGTCAAGAATTTAAGTTGAAAATACTGCAACGGTTTGAGGATGCTTTAGAAGTGAGACTTGCAGGAATAAAAGCAGCAAAAGCAAAACTTGAAGAACAAATATCTAGAGATAACTAATGGCAATTAGAAATTCACCAGCACCAAGACCAGGAACTCCTATAGAAAATAGGAATTTCTTATCTCCTGTTGGGTTTAAGTTTGCACTTAAGAGAAGTCCTAAAACTGCTTTCTTCTGCAATCAAGCAAACATACCTGATATAACATTAGGAATAGCAGAACAACCAAGTTATCTTAAGGATATTCCTATACCAGGAGATAAAATTTCTTTTGGTGATCTTAACTTAAGGTTCCTTGTTGATGAAGATCTTGGTAATTATATGGAGATTCAGAAATGGATTCGTGGATTAGGTTTCCCTGAAGCAATTAAAGAATTTACTGAACTAGAAAAACAGGATTATTTGTTTGGTGCTGCAAAGTATTCACAGAGAGGAGATCAAATATATTCAGATGGTACATTACAAATCCTTAGTAGTAATCTAGTACCAAGATTTCAAGTAGTATTTGATGATCTATTCCCATATAGTTTATCAACAATGTCATTCGATGCAACTGATACGGACATCGAGTACTTTACAGCAGACGTATCTTTCAAGTATACTATATACAAACTAACCGATTTAGAAGGCAATTCTTTATGAGTGTAACTCTTGATAAACTTCAAGAGATGTGGGAAAAAGACGCAAAGATCGATAGAGATAATCTACACGAAGAATCATTGAACATCCCATCTCTTCATGCAAAGTATTTTGATTTATATAATACAATCTTCTTATTAAGAAAGAAAGCAGAACAACAAAGAAAGAACATCCGTCATGAACGGTATGAGTACTTTAGTGGGAAAGCAGACCCAGAAGTATATGTAGAGAATCCTTTTCCAAAGAAGATAAGGGATAAGGATACTATGCAGAAATACCTGGATGCAGATGAGAAACTGTCCACTACTTCACTAAAGATTGATTATTATGATACAATGTTAGCATACATCGAAAGTATTCTTAAAGTGATACAGAACAGAACATATCAGATTAAGAATGCAATAGAGTTTATGAGATTCCAATCGGGGTTAGGATGATGGTGGCATATGTAACTGGTGATTCTAAAGGAAATGCAAGAAGGGAAAGTAACCCTTGGATAGAAGATAGTCTTGAAAAAGAAATTAAACGTCTTACAGAAGAAAAATTAGAATGGGAAAAACATGTTCTCATAATCCTTAAGGAAATAGATAAAAATAAAAAAGGTAAAAGATATGGAAGTAAAGCAAGTCTAAAACGTGAAAAGGATTTTTTAGATACTCTTGAAAAAATTAAAAATAGACATTACAATATATCAATCAGATTAGAAAAATTAGAATGGGACTATAATAATATAATAAAGGTTATTGATCAAGAATGCATGTACGATGATTGCGATTGCAAAGAAATAAACTTGATACGTTTTCCAGAACACTATTATCATCATTCTAAAAAAGAATGTAGTAAGTGTGGTAGATGGCAAAAATTTGTATCACCTTATGAATATTATGAAGAGTTGACAGGGGTAGCTAAATACTCCTAGACGCATGTACTAGGTGATTGATACGTCTGCTAATGTCG